TTAACAGATGGTTCAGAATACACAGGTGGTGAATTAGAGTTTGATTTTAGAAACTACGATCCACATATGAGAGATGAAGCTAAACATTTAAGAAGAGCAAAAGAGATTTTACCAAAAGGATCTATTATTGTATTCCCTTCTTTCGTTTGGCATAGAGTTAAACCAGTAACATCAGGTACAAGATATAGTCTTGTAGTATGGCATTTAGGGAGGCCTTTTAAATAATGTATATAAGTAACTATTTTAACACAGCTATTTGGTCAGAACAAAAACCAGAGTTTGTAAAGTCATTAAACAAAGCATCTAACAAATATGTTAAAGAAGCAAGAAATAGAAATAAAGACCATATAAAAAAATATGGTGACTTTGGATTATCACATCACTCAACACCTTTAACAATGGATAATGATTTTTTAGATTTTAGAAATTACATTGGTCAAAAGTCTTGGGAGTATTTAGATCATCAAGGTTTTGATATGTCACAATACACAACTATGTTTTCTGAATTATGGGTACAAGAATTTGCTAAAAAAGGTGGTGGTCATCATTCAGCACATATACATTGGAATCAACACGTATCAGGTTTTTATTTTTTAAAGTGCAGTGATAAAACATCATACCCAATATTTCATGAACCAAGAACAGGTGCTCGTGCTACAAAATTAAAAATGAAACCAAACCAAAAAGGTGTTTGGCCAGGTTCAGAACTTGTTCACTTTAAACCAACGCCTGGTACATTAATTATCTTTCCAGGATTTCTAGAACACGAGTATGCAGTAGATTTTGGTATAGAACCATTTAGATTTATACATTGGAATATACAAGCCGTGCCGAAAGAGATGGCAAAAGATGTTTAAAAAGAAAAAATATACAGTAATCAAACAAGCAATATCAAAGGACCTAGCAGCTTTTGTTGCAAATTATTTTGCTATGCAAAAGCAAGTTTATGATACTTGTAGAGAGCGTAGATACTTTTCACCATTTGAAACTATTATTGGTTATTACGAAGGTGAGAATGAACAGATTCCAAATACATATAGTCAGTATTCTAATATGGCTATGGAAACTTTATTATTAAAATGTCTTCCTAAAATGGAAGAAGCAACAGGATTAAAATTATATCCAGCATATACTTATGCAAGAATATATAAAAAAGGTGATATTTTAAAAAGACACAAAGATCGATTTAGTTGTGAGATATCTACGACCATGAATCTAGGTGGTGATGATTGGCCAATTTATTTAGAACCATCTGGAGAGACTGGCAAAAAAGGTATTAAAGTAGATTTAAAACCAGGAGATATGCTAGTATATTCTGGTTGTGAATTAGAGCATTGGAGAAATAAGTTCAAGGGTAAGGAATGCGTACAAGTATTTCTTCATTATAATAATCGTAAAACGCCAGGCGCTAGAGATAATATGTTTGACAAGCGTCCTCATTTAGGTCTTCCTTCTTGGTTTAAACGATGATATAATCTTTAGATGGAGGCAGGGCACCACCACATACCCCCTGTCTCCTTTTAAGGATTTATATTTATGTTTTTTGGCGGAACTTCATTTGCATCAGCACCTTTTGCAGACCCAGGATTTAATCCCAATGCATTAGCGATTGTAACAGGTAGTAGAATTAACGAATCAACAGGTACTGTTGGTATTGTTGGTAAAGCAATTATATTACCGAATGGTAGTAGATTTAATATTGGAATAGGTAATGTCCAAGTAGCCGATGTTATTGGTGTATCAGGTATTGCAACAGAGATAGCAACAGGAAGTGTTACTATTGCAGCAGGTGCTACAACAACTACAACAGGTAGTCCTTTTGAAATAGATACAGGTACAGCAAAAGGTATTGACGTTGTAGGAGTTACAGGATCAAGAGTTAATTTAGATACAGGTGATGTAACAACAATAGGTAAAGCGACAGTTGTACCATCAGGAAGTATTTTAGAATTAGATACAGGAACTGTTACTTTCCAATTTAGATACAATGTTACAGGATCAGGAGTAGAATTATCTACTGGTACAGTTTCAACAACTGCAGCTGCAACTATATTACCTACAGGATCTAGAGTTGATTTAGATACAGGTGATGTATCTGTTGTTGCAAAAGCAAATGTTACCGTTACAGGAAGTGCAGTAGAGATAGCGATTGGTAATGCAACAGCTAAAGCAAACGCAACAGCAATTGTTACAGGTAATAGACAAAATTTATCAACAGGTACAGTTACAATTCAAGCTAAAGCAAATGTAATTACAACTGGAGTAGGATTAGAAATAGCAGTACCTACTTCTATAAACATTAAACAATGGGATGGTGTAGTACCAGGCGTCTCACAAACTTGGACAAGGATACAAACACCATAATGTTATTTGGAGCTACACCTTTTGCAAACTCACCTTTCGCTGATCCAGGCGGAGTTAGTATATTTGTAACTGTAAGTGGACAAAGATTAAACTTTTCAGTAGGTAATGTAGTTATTGAAGGTAAATCAATTGTTTTACCTACAGGACAAAGAGTAGATTTAGCTACAGGTAATGTAGTTATTAAAATAGGTCAAACAGTAGTTGTTTCAGGGAATGAATTAGAACTTGCAACTAACCCCGTAAGTGTGATATCATGGAACCCAATACCACCAGGAGTAAATCAAGTTTGGGTCCCGATAGACCCCGACGCATAGGAGAATTATGGCATCAAGTACATCGACAGATTTAAAACTAGAACTAATAACCACAGGGGAAAAATCAGGAACCTGGGGTACAATTACTAATACAAACTTACAAATTTTAGAACAAGCAGCTAGTGGTTATTTATCACTTGCAGTAGGTGGAGCGGACGTTGCTTTATCTTTAGCTACTCATGCAACAGCAAATGGTAAAAATTTATATTATAAATTAACAGGAACTTTAACAGCAGCTAGAACAGTTACTATGCCTGATGGTGCTGAAAGAGTTTTTATAGTAGAAGATGCAACAGCTAGGTCTTCATCTAATTATACATTAACAGTTAAAACAGTTTCAGGTACAGGACTTGCTTTACCGGTTGGATCAACAACAGTTTTATATTCTGATGGCACAAACATCACAGGAAAATTACAAACAAAAGGATACTACACTCCACCTTCTACTTATACAGCAGTTAATGGAGATCAATTATTAATAAATACTTCAGGAAGTGGTATTGGTACTGCAGTTACAATTAACTTACCAGCATCTCCTGCAATAGGTAATGAAGTACATTTTATTGATAGTGGTAATGCATTTGCATCAAACAATTTAACAATCGGTAGAAACAGTTCTAATATTTTAGGCGCCGCTTCTAATTTAGTTGTTTCAACTAATGGTGCTGCATTTACTTTAGTGTATGTCAATGCAACTAGAGGCTGGATCTATAAAGATAAAATATAGGAGCATGGACCATGGCTCTAATTGATTTTAAAGTCTTACCAGGAATAGATAAACAAGATACCACATCTGGTGCAGAAAACAGATGGGTTGATTGTGATAATGTAAGATTCAGATATAACTTACCTGAAAAAGTTGGTGGTTGGTCATCATTAGTTACAGATACAATTGTTGGTGTTGCAAGACGTCAGTTTGCATTCGTAGACTTAGATGGAAATAGATACATTGCAATTGGAACAGATAAATTTTTACTTATATATTTTGAAGGTCAACTTTATGATGTAACACCTTTAAAAACTACTTTAACATCTTGTACTATTGCAACAACAAATGCTTCAGCTATTTGTTCTATTACAAAAGCTTCTCATGGTTTAAGTGCAGGAGATATTGTATTATTAGATAATGTAACTTTACCGGTAGGAACAGGTTATACAAATTCTGATTTCGAAGATAAATTATTTCAAGTAACAAGTGTTACAAGTTCAAGTGTATTTACAATTACACAAAGTTCTAATGCAACAGCAACAGTATCAACAGGTGGTAGTTTAGAAGTTAAACCTTATGAACAAGTTGGTCCAGCAGAACAATCTTATGGATATGGTTGGGGTATTGATAGTTGGGGCAGTGGTGCATGGGGAGAAGCAGCTTCAGCATCTGACGTGAGTCTGGAACCAGGCCTCTGGAGTTTAAGTAATTTTGGTCAAGTGTTAGTTGCAACAATTGCAAACGGTAAAACATTTACATGGAATGCAGGAGACGCTGCAAGATTAACAACAAGAGCATCAACAACTACATCAGGTTTTCAAACAACGAATAACCCTACTGCAACTAGAGTATCTTTAGTATCACCTACAACACGTCACTTGATTCATCTTGGAACTGAAACAACTATTGGAGATACATCAACTCAAGATGATATGTTTATAAGATTTTCTGATCAAGAAGATATAAATGATTACACACCAACAGCTATTAACAGTGCTGGATCACAAAGATTACAAGACGGAACTAAAATTATAGGTTCTTTAAAAGCAAAAGAAACAATTCTAGTTTGGACTGATAATGCATTGTACACCATGAAATTTATTGGTGCGCCTTTTACATTTGGATTTGAGCAAGTTGGTACTAACTGTGGATTGATTGGTAAGAATGCAGCGATTGAAATAGATGGTGCTGCGTTTTGGATGTCTAATAATGGTTTCTTTATGTTTGATGGTACT